AGAACCACGTTGCCCTTTCCGCGACGAGTTCTTTGTGCGATTTGGTTCGCATCTCTTTCGATCTGGAATAGAAGTCCTTTGAACTTCTCAACTGACCAACGACCATTACTGTCGGTGTCTAAGTCGAACGTTCCAGCGGTTGCAGTGTTGATTGTTGCACCTTGTTCTGCGACCTTGTAGATAGTACGGATGACTTCTCTGTTGATCTCTGCAAGAATCTCAGTAGAGAGAATGTTTGCGAGTTCAGACTCAGCGTTTAATCCGTGAATTGCCTTAAGGTCTTGAGCCAATTCTAAACTGTACTCAGCTTTGAGTGCTCTGGACTTCGCAGTCACAGTAACTTTCTCGATGCTGAATGCCATCTCTTGGAAAGCGTTGGCAGTAGCGTCTCCTAGTGCCTCAGCGTCTCCAGTGACCATACCCTGACCAACAGAGTAGTCAGTAGTAGTTGCAGAACCTACAGGGTTAAGAACGCCTGGGTTAGTTCCACTTGGAGATGAAGTTGTACCAAAACCAGCAGCAACATCTGTAAATCCAGATGTAAGGTTTTGAGATGAGTTCTGTCCAGAGAAACTTGTATCTGGTTCATCGAATAGAGCCTCAGTTCCACTCTGATTAGTGAATCTGGATCTCATTGCGAAGATCAAACCAGTTGGGCCACTCATTGGCTGAACACCAGCAAGGTCATATGCGACCAAGTTAGGCATTGCACGACGGATGAGTGAGATAAGAACTGGGTCGAAACCAGCAACAGGGCCTGCGTCTGCAGCTGAACCACTGAATCCACCTGTACCAGCAGAGTTAGTTGGAGATGCTTCTGTCAATGACTGGAAAGCATTCTCTTCTCTGAGCATTTGCTCTTGGTTCTCAAGGAGAACAGCAGTAACATTACGTCTGTGTGAATCCTTGATTGCGTCTGCTCCTTCTGCATCTAGCAGTGGAGCCCACTTTTCAGTGAGTTGTTGATAATTGATGTTTTGTTGCATCGTCTTGTTTGTGTTAGTTAAAAATTAATCTATTCCTATTTCATACGTCCAAGTGCATCAAGATAAGCGGCCATTGCACCAGTAGCTGGCTCAACGTGTGCTGCTTCTTCTTTCAGTTCTTGAGGAGCGGACGTTGTGGTAGTTGTCTTCTTAGCACCAAAGTAAGATTCTTTGAGTGTTTCAATTTTTCCACGATAGGATTCTTCACTTTCAAACTCAACACTTTCTGCAAGACTTTGGAGCTTCTCTTTCTGAGATACTGCAAGTCCTTCAGCAACGTTATTAAAGATAGTCTGAGCAGTTGACTCACCAAGTCTTTGGTTAAGTGCAACGTTCTTCTCTATCTGCTCATTGAGCTTGGTCTCCATTTCATCAAGTTTGTCCACCATGTTTTCTAGGACATCATATTTGTCTTCAGGTAAAGTTACATAATGTTCTTCAAAAAGCTTTTTCATGCCTTCCATGAATGATTCTGTCATCTCAGTCTTGATTCCTCTTTCGACTGCGAGAGCATTCTCTTTCATCCATTCATCGGCGACATATTCGAGGTACGCATCAGTTCTCTCAGTAAGTTCAACCTTAATAGATTCAACTTCTTCTGTGAGTTTTTTGTTGTACTCTTCGTTTAACTGATTCTCGATATCTGTGATCTTAGCATTGATAGATGCTTCAAAGATTGTCTTAGCTTTCTCTTTAAACTCTTCGGATAAATCCTCACCAGATAGAAGTGCGTTAACATCTTCTTCAATGGCGGCGTTTAAATCGACTGCTTCTGTTTCTGTTTCAGTTGATTCTTCTTCAGCGACAACCTCTTGAGATTCGTCAGCTTCTGCCTCTTCGGCATATTTTGGTGCAGTAGGCATAGGATCAGCTTTTCCAGCGTTCTTTGTAATCACATCTTTAACTTGCTTAATAGTACCAGTTGGTGTCTTAAGCATGTTACTGTTGTCATCAGGCTTTGAGTTCTCAGGTGTAGGGCCACCAAGATCTTCAACAGCACCTTGACCATCAGGAACGTAATTTGGTGTGGTTGGCATAGGATCTCCCTTTGCAGCACCACTGTTTACAGCCGTTTTGGATTGCTGTGTCTTTACTTCCATTTCTTGTAAATCTCCACGAGACATTTTGAACTCTCCGTCTAAAAACGTGTTAGATATCGTATAATCTATGTTTATTTATTAAATCAAAGATTTGATAAGAAGTTTTGGAAGATTTCCAACTTCTTCTCTTCAAGTTGACCTTGATCTACTAATTTATTTATAGTTTTTTGGGTCTCCTCAATGACTTCCTCCACTGCCTTTGGTGGCTCAGCAACTGCAATCGCAGGGTGAGTCATAGTTTTTTCTATGATTTTAACCTCAGATTGTTTTGCCTTTAGGATTCCAGCCTCCCAAACCCAATCAACTCCCTCCATAATACCATTCACAAATGCGTCTGGTGCTGAAGGATCTGCAACTATGTCAGCTGCCGTTGCGAGCATGAAGTCTTCACCGACAACTTTATAGCCTTCGCTAGTGTCTTTAAGACTTCCCATACCTCTCGATGACACTCCAAGAGTTACACCGTCATCTAATAATGACTGTGCAATTTTACCCATAGGTGTATTGAGAAGTTGTGCTTTACCTACAAAATTAGTTCCTTCTTTATGAAGGTCTACAATTTTGTGTGAAACTCTGTCTAGATTAACAGTAGGACCTTCTGGGTGTCCTAACTCACCAAGAGCACGACCTTTTCCAACAAATGCTTCGTTGTATCTGTTGACCTCTTTTTCAAGAGTTTCCACAGGATAAAAACGACCATTTCTGTTCTTGAGGTTTCCTTGTAAAAAGATACCTTCAATAAACATATTCTTCTTGCCGTCTTTTTCTTCGACAAGAACCTTGGCGGTTTCGATCTCTTCCGTGATGAGTTTCATTAGTTAAGCCTCAGGTTGTTCTTCTTCTACTTCATCATTTACAGGATCTGTCTCAGCGACAGGCTCTTCAACTTCTGCTGTATCCTCAACAGAACTAGGTGTACCATCAGCTTCCGCTTCTGGTTCAGTCTCTACCTCTTCCTCATCTTGTAGATAGGGATTAGGTCCACCAAACATATCGGCAGTAACCGCAGGCCTGACAGTTTCAATGTTCTCAGCAGCCTTATTGTATAAGATCTCTTTGATCTTATCATGAATATCGGTTGCAGAACCTTCGTCGCCAGCAGCGATCATGTCAAGTAAATCATTATCCATAAATTTGTTAATATAGAATTAGACTAGTATTATTTATATTTCGCCGCCTTCGGGCATCTCTGGAGCTTCTGTGGCACTACCATCTATGCCAGGATCTTGCGGCATTTGACCCATATTTGGATCAGGATTCATCGCCCCACCAGGCATTTGCTCTGGGTGAACTCCCATTTGAAGTTGTTGTACTTCCATAGGATCGGCGAGTAGTCCATCTGCGATCTCTTGCTTCATTTGCTTATCGATCTCGATGACCTCTTCATCTTTCTGTTTCAGAATCTTTCTTCTTACATAGTCGAGGGAGAAGTATTTTCCAACATAGGGATCGACTGCAGCAACAACACCAAGTCTTTCGTTGAGTAGTTCAGTTTCTTTGAGTTCCGCAAAGTGATTATCATATACAAAGTCGTATTGAATATGATCTGATAGAGTATCCCAATCTTCTGGTGTAACGATATTTTTTAGAATCAACTGAGTCTTCAACATATCATTGAATAGACTAGCGAATCTCTTTCTCATTCTACCAACAAACTTGGTAAACTTTATCTCATCTCTTAGTATCTCAGATGATCTACCTAAGTTAAAACCTTCTCCTGATCCAGCGATACGAGATTCTGGAACTCCTAGTGAACGGTATAGTTTCTTTTGGAAGTATTCGATGTCGCTAAGTTCGCCAAGATTCTGTCCACCTGGCAACGTAGTGATCTCAGTGCCTCTGCCACCTTCTCGTCTTGGTAGCCAGAAGTCCTCGAGCATCGACATGTGTTTTCTATCATCTCTTATTTCTCCTGTGGATGCGTCATATACTAACTTGTTTCTGTAACGGTTCATCACCTCTTTGAGGTATTGTTCCGCTTTGATCTTTGGTAGATTACCAACATCAATATAGAATATTCTTCTTTCTGGAGCACGAGAAAGTCTGTATATAACTAGACTATCTTCAATCATTCTAAGTTGATTGAGTGCTTTGATTGACTTATGTAAGTAAGAAAGAATAGTTTGTTTGTTTCTGTCAACTAATCCTGAGTGACAGAATGTGATGGCATCTGGTGCAATCTTTACTGGTCTTTGCTTAGTTGCAAAAGGGGTTTGACCTATAGCACCCAAAGCATTCTTACTTTGAGTTGCACTAGGATCATACTGATAAAACTCTTCTATCTCAGGATTTTCTATGTCAGCAGGGTTGTTTGCATTTACTTGTTTGATTGCCCCTCTGAGAGTGGGATCAGTCTTTAACCTTCTTACTAACTTAATTTTAAGTGGATCAATATATCTAATCTCTTGAATACCTTCTTCTGGTTTATTGACATCAATTACCTTGTGGTAATAAATTCTACCATCAACGTACCAGTTTCTAAGAATCTCATGACACTTCTTATCGAAGTTCATGACTTCTTTAATAGTTTTAAACTCATCTCTAATGAGATCTTTAAGCTTCGCAGATGCTGGAAGATTCTCCAAATCGAGTTCGACAGGAGAATCATTCTGGTCTGAAACTATTGCTTCATTTATTATATCTTCAATGGCAGAGTCCACTTCTGGATGTAATGCCATTTCTCTATATCTTTTTATTAACTCAAACTCTGACTTAAATACGCCATCAATATCAACGTACTGCCCATAAAATCCGCTAGACACATAATAGTCTGACGAATCTTCATTCGTTTGGGGTACAGGAGAGACAACGCCTTTGTTCTTCTCGTCATCCCTCTCTATTTTAAAACCAAATAATTTAGCCATTAACTCACTAATACTGGGCTATTCCCAGTTATTTATATGTTATATTATAACACTAATTATCTAATTGTGCTAAAGTCTGCGTCAGGACCTGTTGAATCAATTGCTTGATTTGTTAATAGTGGAGTACTATTACCATCAAAAACATCCCACCACTGAACTTGTAAATCAACTGTGAACTCTTCGATAGAATCTGTTTGATCGTATGAAAGTTCGATTGCACTTACATTAGTTGGGAATGTTCCGTGGAACTTATACTTTCTAAGTATAGGAAGTTTCTGTTGGTTTGTCTGTGACCCACCAAGACCTTCTGCAACAGGAGCTCTACCGATCTGGTTAACATACATATCTGTTTGATAATCAGAAGGTGTTACTTCTCCAGTAGCATTGTCATGCTTGTTGATTGCGTTCATCCATCTTTCAAAAGCATTTCTGATGAGGAAATCAGTGTCGTTAATAACAGTGATTGTCCAGACATCGAATGTTCTGTCACCAGCGATTTTTAAATTCCTTCCTCTGAAAGGAACGTCAATTACGTTGATGTTGGATGCAGGGAGGTTTGCCGCCTTAACAAGGAATCTACCTCTTTCTTCAGCTGCTTGTTCACCTAATCCTTGAGGGAAAACTAATTCTACCTCAAACAGGTTAGGGCGAGCACCACCACCGACGAGCTTCGATTTAAAGTCATCAATGGTTCTTGTATCTAATCCAGGCGCATTTTTAGTTGCCATTTCTTAAGTCCTCTTCGGTTTATTTAGTAAAGTTAGGCGGAACCTACAACTTCATCAAAGCTGATGCCAGTTCTAGTTGCAACGAATGTTAGTCCGATGAAGTTGATAGAACGTGCAGGCTTCACGAAGATGTCTGCCTTGAAGGTATTTGCGTCAATAACATCCGCTGTGTTATTGGTTTCATCACAGATGACCACGAAGTCTGAAATACCTCTCTTAGCCTTAACATCACGAAGATATGGTTCAACGATATTTAAGAAGTTAGTTCTTGTTAAATCATCATTGAATTCAAACAACTGTGATCTTGCAGCTCTCTCGATAGTTCCTTCGATTGTTAGGAACAAACGACGAACGTTGATTCTGTCAAACGCAGATGCTTCTTTCTGTGCAGTTTTGTCACCGAACAGAACGATACCAGCGCCAGGAGAGAAGATTACAGGGTTGATTCTCTTAGGATAAAGAGTATCTCTCTGTCCCTGAGATGGGTTGTATGCAAGTTTAAGAGCATTGTTAATCGAACCTCTTTGAGCTCCAGCAGGGGAGAACCAAGGGAATGAGTTAATAGATGTTCTTGCCATCAATCCAGCAATGTCACCATTTAGAGGAACATATCTGAATGTGTTATTGAATCTGTCAAAGGTGTACTTATAACCAGAGTCAAACACTGCATAAGAACTAGATGTCAAACTATCGTAGAATGATACGATGTTGTTTGTTTGTTGTTCTGTGTTAGTTAAACCAACAACACCTTGTCTGTAAGGTGAAATACATGCGATACAATCTTTACGACTAGTAGCAATTTGGATTAACTTGTTAGCCTTAGCCTGTGCCTCATAGATGGAGTCTCCACTTGAAGGACCTTGAATGAGGAAGTTAACTGAGTACTCAGCAGGGTTATCAAGAACTGTGTAGGAACTAACGATGTCTCCTAATTCACACTTGAATCTTCCAGTTCCACCGTAATCCATTCCATTTGATAGTGAATAGATCTTAGGACCAGAACCGTTGAATGTAACTCCCTGAGTTTCTTGAGCCCAAACACCAGTTGAATCGATTGTGTATCCACTCAACATTGTATGTTTTAGACCAATACCTGTTTGTGCAGCACCAACAAATGCGTATTGTGAGAACTGTGCGAGGTAATCTTTGTAGTAGATGTTTGTAGATGGAGATACCTTAGCATCTGTTGCCTTGGATAATCCTACCCACTTCTCTACAATGTTACCAGAGGAACCAGTAACTTTACCTGTGTCATCTACGACTACAAGGTGCATTTCGTCATACTTAGAACTTCTACCTTTTGCGTATTCAGATGTAGAAGGACGATCTGCGATTTGACTCCAGTAAACAGTGCTGTTTGTTAAACCTAGAGTTTGTTGAGCGTACCAATCCTGAGCAGTGTTACCTTGTCTTAGATAGATTCCACTATCAATACCAGACATAACAATGAAGGATGTGTTAGCAAATGCAACAGTTGCTGCAGTGTCCATAACAACTTCCTGAGTACCACCGAAACTTGGTAATGAAACAATAGTACCAGAGTATGTTCCGTTGAGAGACTTAATTGTATCGCCTGGTTCAGACTTAATTGTTGCGAAGTCATCTCCGAATGAAATCACAGTAGAACCGATACCTATTGCAGCAGTAAAACGAGTTCTTTCAACTTGTACAGAATTACCACTATTATTAAAGATCTTAATTCTGTTTGGATGGTTAACATCATTCGCAGCACTGAAGAAAGCATTGTAGATACCTTCATCATATCCTTGGAAAGAAGCAGTTCCAGATCCTTCCTCATAGTCTATTGAACTCCAGACATCTGTTGATACATTGTGTTTTGAAACAATTTTAACATCAATAGAACCGTCGTTGACTCCAGTGATAATACCTTTGATGTATCCTGTTTCGATACCAACTGTACCATCTAACTGAGCAATACTTGTTGAGAATCCAGCAGTAACCGCAAATCCAACAGAAAGTCCTTCTGTACCAATAGCTAATCTTTGATCTGCTTGTGAGTCAATGGTACAAATCTTAAGATCGTTAGCCCATGAGCCAGGTGATCTTGCAGCGTATAAGAATTGTTGTGCTAGGTTGTTGAAGTTATTGTAGTAATCTTCTTGTGACTTGATTGTTAAGTTTGTGATTGCAACACCGACAGGTGCGTTAGCATTGGATAGCATTGGGTTTGTGCTTCTCAATACTCTCAACACTCCACCGTATGATAGATATGATGATGCAGTCATCCAGTACTCATATTGAGCATCGGAAGAGTATGGTTTACCAAACGTTTCAAGTAAGTCGGCTTCTGTCTCGATTAGGACTGGTTCATTGACAGGTCCTTTTGCAAAAGGTCCAGCAATAGCTCCAACCTGATCGTTGATACCGTCAATCCTTCCTACGGTTAGGTCTACCTCTCTTACCTTAACGCCTGGAGATACTAGATTAAGCGCCATGTTAGTGTTCCTCGAAGATCTCAGTTGTTTTCTCTGTTATTATTTAGAAATTGCTACTTTTCCACTGGGGAAACGATACATGAACCCCCTACCAATCAGGATATATGTCTGGTTTATCTCTTCTTCTTTTAGTTTTTACTCTGTCAATAGTACATGTTTTACATTCATATGAATATGAAGATGGTTTTTCACCTCTACTTTTTCTAGTGAGGTAGAAACCTTCTGTTAATGAATAAGTTTTGCCACATACTCTACATTTTCTCTCATGTAGAAATAGGACTGGATCATCTAAGTCCATTACAGATAATCCCACATATATGATCTATCACCATATTCATCTACATTCCATCTAGTGCCTTCATTATCTACAAATGATTGTTCTTCTTCCAATCCATCAGCTATAAATCCAAATGGTGCCATGTCTTGTTCTATCTGATCTCTTTGATCATCATATACTCTCTTCCTTATATCATCATCTGTCATCTCTTTGAAATAATCTTGCATCACCAACCATGCAAATATTACTAGACACATGGCAAGGTCATCATTACAACCCTCTTCTGCCTCAAATGAGTTTGACTTCTCGATAAAAGTTGTAAGTTCTGCAATAATATTGTAATCATTGACTATCAACTTATCTGATTCTATGAGAGTTTTTAAATTCAAAGCACCTATCTTTTTCACAGTCTTAGACATCTTCACTCCCAGTTGAACCTTACTACCAGAGAAACCTTGACCCAATACTTGTCCAGCTCTACCTCTTATCGCAGTCATCAACACGTTTTCGTATTCTAGATCATAGAATAGAATAGATGCGATCTGATCTCCTATATCATTTACCTCACATAAAATGTAAGCATTATTATATGCCTTAGCAAATTCCTGTATGACACTAGGAAACAACATGGGTTTGATAGTATTATTCCTATATTTTGCAACTACTCTATATGGAAATGTTGTCGTGTCAAACACAATAAAAGCGGAGTAATCTTTCTCTACACCTCTCGCAACGTCTACTGTAATTGAATAGTTGTGTTTATCTATTGGGTTTTCATATATCTCACCACCTCTCCTTCCAGTATTAATTGGTTCATCATACACCATAGTTTTTAACTTAGATGGTGCAATCAACGTATCAACAGATCCTAAGAACTCACACTCAAACTCAACACGGAACTGTGCTTCTGATGTGTTCTTGATTGTCTGTTCTTTCCACGCTTCATCTCTGCCTGGCACTTCTGACCAGTGAACGTCTGTGGTGACGTATTCGTTTCTACCTAGTTCCGCATCATGCCACAGTCGGTAAAAATGATTCATACCACGAGGGGTAGAAACAATAATTACCTTAGTAGACTTACCAGAACTAATAGTAGGATATACACTACTAAAGAAATCATCTGCTAAATGGTTGGCAACGAACGCAAATTCGTCTAAGAATATAATGTTGAATGACATACCCCGAACAGCAGATGCGGAGGTTGATGCAGCAATGATCTTGGATTTGTTTTCCAATTCCATAGATCCCTTGTTCCATGCAATGATACCCTGTTGCATCCACTTGGGTAAGTTCTCATATGCAATCTGTAATCTACCAAGTAGATCTCTTGCAGTCTGAGCTTTGTTTGCAAGTATACCTATGGTTACACTATCATTGAAGATGGCATAGTGTAGAAGGTATGATACCACAGTCGTTGACTTACCTGACTGTCGAGGCATCTTACAAATATTGAATCTATTGTTATGAAAATTATTAACTAACTTTTCTTGGAAGTCATACATCTTGAATGGCACTAGACCTTCATCCAAGTTGATGATCTGTACATACTTTTGTGCAAAATATACAGGGTCTTGAGCACATTTCAAAAACTCAGCAACTTGTTTCTTAGTAAAGTTCTGAGCAACGTTTGCTTTTTTTAGATTAGGGTTTCCAAGGTATTGATCATGATCAGGCATTGTCTTTATGCGTCAATTACTAATAATGGTTTTGTCGGATCTTTATCACTGGCATCAAAGTATAAAACTTTACTGCCTGGATATACTTTGTTCAATTCATACTGAACATTCTTTTTCAAAGGTCTTGCTCTTTGAGGGAAGAACATTTGAATAAACTTAGTCTGACCTCTGAACTGAAAAGTAATAGTATAGGTTGCACCATACTTATTCAATCTTTGCCAGTTACCTTCTTCGTTGATTGATTTGAAACTTTTCATTTCTTGTTTTCCTTGTTCATTTGTTTTAACATTTTTTGTAGGTCAGATGTACTCCCCACAAACAAAGAATTATTAGTCACGTTAGTAGTATTCTTGTCCTTCACTTCATCGATCTCTTTTACTTTTTTCTGGAGATCCATTAGTTTGTCTGCTGTATCTGCAACGTGTTTGATAAGTTGACCAGCAACTTCATATGCCCTTGCAGAATCTGATTGTTGTGCAACATCTAATGCACCATCAACTGCCTCTTGTCCTTTCTCAACTAGAGAATACAACTGAGCCCTACTATATTCATAGTCCTTCACCACATCTTCTTTAGTAGATTTTAAATTCTTAGGACTTGTTCTTGTAGGTTTGTTGACAGGTGCTTTCATAATCTCAGCGCCTCTATCCGTGATGTCTAGAGCGTTATCTATTTCATCAAATGTTTCGTCTTCAATCATGTCTCTACATCCCTTCCTTGACTACTACTGAATACATTACCATCAACGAAGTTGGTGATAGTCTCACCAAATCCAAAGTCATCTCCACTCTGTAAGACTTGATCAATTACTTGAGCATCGTCCTGAGCGTTAATGACACTAATAGGAATGTTGATATCGTGTGCAACAACACTACTCTTGAACTCACCTCTTCTCACAGTCAATCTGTTTCCAGAGATGGCTCTGATCAACATTTTCTCATCATCTATTTGTATGTAGTCACCTTTAGCAAATGGGGTAGCACTGTTTACAGAGAACTCCGTGATATCAGATTTGACTATCTCGTTTGTTCTAGCAGTGTCATCTTTAGTGTAATCCTTGACTGCAATAGGAACGGCAGTGTATCTTTGTTGTCTTGATGCAATCTTGAGGTTTTCTGTTTCTGTATAGTAATCTGTCTGTACTTTCTTAATTAATCCATCAGTACTATTATTGATAGGACCAAACAAGTATGTTTTACATACAAAGTTTAGAGTATAGACTAATGCTCTTCTAGTAAGAAAGTCATCTTCATAATTATCCTCCATCTGTATTCCTTCTAGAGTTATTGGCATATCTCTTTTCTCACCAATTACATCTACTAGGTCTACTGTTAGATTAAATGCTGGTTGAAAATATGGTAGTATCTGTTCTAAAATCTGTATTGCATCCTCATTGAGTTTAGAAAGGATACTAAGTTGCATATTAATATTATATGGAACAGGCATAAATGCCTTGATCATTTTATTTGTTTTCTTGTTAGTGGATTTGAAAGTCTGCATGGTTGAGACTTTTCTTGTGGAATCATAGTTCATTCCAATAACTTCAAAAGACATCCTAGGCAATGTCAATGTAGTTCCTATAGTACTATCTCCTTGATAGTCTCTACCTTGAGATACTCTTGCTAAGAATTTCTGTTGAGGACCGTAAGACACTGGAACTTTTACAACACTTACTGTCTTACCAGTCTTGTCTGTATGCTGTATCTCAAGATTATTAAAGAGGGTTCCGAAAGACACGATTGTCTTACGAATGATCTCATGATAGAAATGATTTGTTAACATAATATTACCACCTTATGAAACTATTTAGAATTCCCCAAAAGGATTTCTTTCTGAGAAGTCTAATATTGACGTTGCTTCTGTTTCAAAAGTATCGTTTTGAGCAAACTCTCGATCTCCGTCTACGTCAGATTCAATACTTAGAACTCTGTAACTAGATGCAGCACCAACAACAACCTCTCCCACTGCAAAGTCTCCACTAGGAACTGATACTTGAAGGATATTATTGACAGTATCCCATGAAGCCACATATGCCTCAGTGCCACTATTTAAACCTCTTACTAATTCATCTCTTTCATATTCACCGAAGGAATTTGATGTTACAGAACCAATAGCAACATACGCTGGTGTGATAGTATAACCAGCACCAGCGTTACTATATCTAATTTGGGTTACAGTGCCTGATGTACTTACCACTGCTTCTGCCTGTGCGTTCTGTAGTAAAGGTATAGTTTCATTGGACTGTTGTATGTACACAGAAGTAATGCCAACTGTAGGTGTAAATGTATATCCTCTACCACCAGTCGTAATTCCTATGGGGCCTAAGACTGCTTCAGATATTACAGCAGTAGCGATTGCGGTTGATACTGGAGAACCACCAGTAAACACCACTTGTGGAGGCGTTGTATATCCTGTGCCTGGATTGATTAGTAATATTCTATCAACAGATTGATTTGGAATACCAGACCTAGTTGTCATAATTGCAACAGCAGTTGCCTGAGATCCAATAGCAGGTTCTTCTATTGTCATAATAGGAACTGAGGTATATCCCCATCCCTCATATGCTATTGATAAAGCAGATACTGAATTGGAAGTAACTGTAACATCAATTATGGGTTGTTCGTTATCTAACTTACGGATAAACTGTGCAGTGGTTGATGTTTGTACATCAGTCTCTTGTTGAGTTTCTGATGTTGGAACTTGTTCTGCACTGGCAGTTCTTGTAGAATTATCACCAGTTAAGTTGATAGTTAGGTGATCTAAGAATCCTTCAAATGATGCAGTCTGACTAGGAATAAATCCAGCACCAGCAGTGTCAGCACCTAATTTGAGAGAATCGCCTACAAAGAACATGATTGGGTTTGCTGTATTCAAACTGTTACTTACAGTTCCATTTACAGATATGGTTGCATCAGTGTTATATTGTTCCACTCTGATGAAGTTCCAAGCATTTAGATTGAGTTGTGTAGTGTTTTCAATAGATCCAGAACCAGAAGCAAACACTATGTTTCCTGTCTCTCTGTAATATATCTTGAATCTATCAGTCCACATGACTGTTCCACCATTGACTGCTGGATCAAACTTAGTTGGATACAACCAGAAACTTAATGATAATCTACCATTACCACTATCTCTAGAATCCACATTGGTTGTAAAATGGAAGTTAGCACCAATAACATCTGTGATAGCAGTATGATGTAGAGAATTGTTACCAAATTTAATCTGTGATGATGTGGTTAAATTGGGTGGAGTAAATGTTACAGTAGGAACACTAAGATAATTAGATCCGCTAGTTGTAAGAGTTACTGAGTCTATACCACCTTCTGCAATGGTCACTGTACCAGTTGCTTGGTTTCCTACTTTTGGTTTGAATATTTGTACTGACGGAGTTCCTAAGTAATTACCGTCATCTATTAGTGAAACAAACTGAACAGATTTTACGCCAGGAACTGTAGATGCTAGAGATACATATCCCAAAGCATTTTGATTATCATCTTTTTCTAGTTGTAGAGTAATGATATTACCACGAGTAATGATACCATCATCAACATCTTCACCATTTTTATCAGTCAATCCATCAGGTAGATCAATAACCTCATCCTCAGGCTCAAAGATCTCACATCTAAACTCATACATGAAGAGTTCATTTAACTGGTAGAATGGTACTTTTCTTTCAATATACTTGATTTCAAATAAAGCATTGTCAAGAGGCAGATAAATCAGATCACCTTCATTTGGAGTTTGAGCATTGACTCTCTCATCCTCTGGAAATAACTTCATGAATGGTGCTATGAAATCATCGTATCTTTCTTTAGATACAACCAGTGTGATTTCATCTTGATCTCTGACACCGAACTTTGTCAACACATCGGAAGGAGTTCCAAAACCATCTACATTAACAAGATACGCTTCCAATCTAAAACTATCGTCAAACTTGGATGCTGTGATCTCTCTTATAACTGTATTCTGATTGATGATCTTTCTAGGAAGATACAAAACATCCTGTCCGAACAGTTGTAAGTGTTCGTTCACCAAGTCTTGAACTAGTCTTTGTTCACTTGGAGATCCATTTAGAAAGAAGGGTGATAAAGGCATTATCCAACAAAGTCTAGAGGTGGCATTGCATATTCTTGCATTAACTTCTCATCGAGTTTTTCCAACTCCATGACAGCATCATCATATAATTGTCTACCATTAAGTTCTAATCCGCCAGGCAATTTGACACCAGTAAACTTGATTAAGTTCTGTCCCCATTGACGTTTGATGAGTGCGGTGGTATACTGCTTAAGCCAGTGATCGTTATACACAGCAGTCTCGCTTTGAGGATCAACTATCCTAAAAGCATCTATGATTAGGAAATGATTATCAGTAAGTTCATTTACATTCAAGTCTAAGTATAATCTACTATTCTTTTTATTAAATCTTAGTTGAACGTCTGGATTAAGCATATAATCTAGAGTTTCTAGATATGATTTTACCATACCATAGTTGAGCAAATCGATTGCACCGTAGTAGTATAAATCATTAAGGAAGATCTGGTATTTAATATTGAACATCCCTGCCGATATGGTAGATGAGTCTGCTTTAAATACTTTGTTTATTCCAATAATACTGTCAGGTAAAGGAAGATAGTTCGCACCCTCAGTATAGTCGGCGGTTGCAAGACCACCATGCGTACTAGTACCAGTAGTTGTCGCAGCTGTTCCTTTCATAGCTGCTTTCTCAGCAGGGGTAAGTTTATGTTTTAGGAATACTCTATCAATACCTTCACCATGTCTCTCATGAAACAATTGAATCGCATCATCGATAAGATCATCAATCTGATCATCGTCAACATTGATTTCCAGAACTGGTTTTCCGAGTTTTCTAAGAGCGTATTCTTTCAAACCTTCTTTACTATTAGGTTTTGCCACAACTTCTCCACATTAGTTCTCCGAAGTATTTAGTTATATGAAAAAGTATTTTATTGATGAAGAGAAAACCTTTGCAATTAGTGAAGAGTTAGGAGCTAGGGTAGAATTGATGGGTTGGCAAGAAACTCCCATAGTTTACATTGACAATTTTTATAAGAATCCAGACAAGGTAAGGAACCTCGCACTCAGATGTCCAGGCACTAACAACCCAAGAGTGTGTGGTAATTTGCCTGGCGTAAGAGTGGATATGAACATGAATCTTGATCATATGCACGAAATTTGGCAACAGATAGCAGAAAATGTATATGGATTGAAAATGGAAGAGATCAAGACATTTAAACAAGCATGTTTGAATGTGCCTTTCTCTGTCAACGTAACACAATCTAATTTCAGAAATAAGACACCACATGTAGATTATCCCTTAGAATACAAAACAAGGGGATTTGCTGGTCTTATATACCTCAATAAACCAGAAGAATGTAAGGGTGGTACTGGGTTCTATACATATAAAGGACAGCAAGTTAACCCCGATCAAGATGGGATATGGAGAGAAGAATATGTTTCAGATAGTGTAGGTCCATGGGATTTGATACACCTTGCTGAGATGAAATATAATAGAATGATTATGTATCCAGACCAAATTCTCCACGGTTCATATGACAAACCAGGCTGGTTTGAAGGTGAAACTTATAGATTAGTTCAAGTATTCTTTATACCACTACATTTTCCCTCATGATTATCATTACAGGTCACAAAGGTTTTATAGGTCAAGCATTTGAAAAGAGATTTGATCCAGAAAATGTTTATAGAGTTGAACAAAGTGGTGCTTTTGATTTCTTAAATCAATATGATAAGTGGGATGAAGTAGAGATGATTCTACATCAGGGAGCCATATCAAGTACAACAGAGACAGACGTAAATAAAATTCACAAGTACAATGTAGAGTTCTCTATTGCACTGTTTGAGAAAGCAATAGAATATTCTATCCCAGTCAAATATGCCTCATCTGCATCTGTGTATGGTAAGATTCATAGTGAGTATGGATATCTGAAAGGAACTATCAATCCACTAAACTTCTATGCACTATCAAAAGCAACTGTGGATTACTGGGTCATGGATAATATGGATAGGTTTGAACAAATACAGGGATTCAGATACTTCAATGTATATGGAGAAGGCGAAGAACATAAAGGAGATCAAGCAAGTCCAATTAGTAAGTTCACCAAACAAGCTAAAGAAACTAAAGTAATTAAAATCTTTGAAGATTCTGAATATGCCTTCAGAGATTTTGTATGGGTAGAAGATGTAGTAGATGTTGTATTACTCAATAAAGCACAGAGCGGTATCTATGACATTGGAACTGGTAATCCAATATCTTTCCAAGAAGTTGCAGAGTTGATTGCCAAAAAAGAAGAGGCGGAGATTGAAGTAATCCCCTTCCCCAAACATCTAGAAGGTAAGTACCAAGAATATACATGTGCAGATACCTCTTGGTATCCACATAATTACACCTCTGTACCAGAGTACATGGGTATGTCGTAATTATAGTTTATAAAAGCAGTTAAAATATATTTGTCATCAGATATATTTTTATTAGATCCATGTGGAAATATCCAATTACATGGGAATATTAATATCTTTCCTCTCTCGCACTTACATCCTATATTCCAATCTGGAAAGAATGTCTCTCCACCTTCTTCTACATCATTTAGATATATGATACAAGCAAAGAGTCTTGATATAGTTCCTCCTTCAGCTTGATCAACGTGTGTTTTAAATATACCTTCACCTTTAGGATAAACTCTGATTGTGTAATCTAATATTGCAAGATCTGCTGCTGGTAGTACTGGTAATCTTGTCCTGTAATTCATATATGCGTCTTGTATTACTTGAGTCATCAACTCCGCATACTTATGTCCAGGCTCAAACATGAACTGGGTACAATTTTTATGATCTTTATTTGCTAATTTACCCTGATACTCTCCATTGACAAAGTGTTCTACTTTGCCATCATCATGTTTATCTTTATTGTCCCAAAAATATTTTATTAACTCATCACATTTTTCCTGAGATAATACATCTCTTTCGACATATATCATATCAGTAATATTTTCAATCATAGAAGATCGCCAGGCATAATTCTATGAGAATCTGTATCCATATGTTCTGTACTAAACTCAAATAGTTCAGTATCTTCTAGTGCAAACATACGGTGTTTCAATCCAATAGGCACATGAAACTTATCTCCTCTTCTTAGTATTGTTATCTCTGCTTTCTCTATATCGTCATCCCATCCATGATATAATTTTATCTTACCACTTTGTACAAAAAATACTTCGTCTTTTAATTTATGATAGTGCCATGAACACTG